CAGCTTCTATATTAGGCTGGTTTGCATTAATAGCATTTACATACATATCAATACCTTTAGCAAACTCTTCTTGGCTATAGCCATTCTCCCATGCTTCATTAGCCCACCAATTTAGAAGTTCATTATCTTGGGCTTCTTCTGCATCTAAGGATTCAGGTAATTCATATTCACCAGCAGATGCTGGTCTTGTAGAATTAAGGACTTCTTCATATTCTTCATATATACTATCTCTAATTGAATCTTCTTGTTGTCCTAATTTACTTTCTAAGTTTGTGTAAGCATTAGCTAAATCTTGTGGTGTATTAAACTTCTCAGCTAACCAATCAGGTCTATCCCCCTCTAGTGGTGCTGTTTCGGTTTGTACATCAGCAACAGTTTGTGCTTCTTCACTCATTTATTAACTCCATGATTATGATTGATACGTCTTACAATTAAACCAACAATGTATCTTTGACCCTCTAAATGTCTTAGTTCACTGTCAGATATATTAGCACCTGATACTGCATCTATAGTTATACTTCTCAGATACTTTAATACTTCAATGCCATTAGGTGTAGAAAAACAATGTGCAACATCTTTTGATATTTTTTCATCATCTTCTTTTGTTCTTGGGAAACCATCTAATCCTAACTTTGTCATTGTTGCATCTCTTGTCCTTGTTGCATTTGTTGCATTGCCATCTCTTGTGCCATCTGCTGTATCATCTTTCTTTGTTCAGGTGTTCTTATTAAGTTATCAGGTACACCAAACTTACGAGCTAAATACAAAGATGTTTCTTCTGAATCAATTAACATATTCAACATCTGTGGTCCAAATCTACCACCAACTAATTCTAAGAATCTATCAACAGATACAACATCTGATTGAGCCTGTGCTTGTGCCAATGGTGAAACAGAACGTATCTTTACTTCTCTACCATTTATTGTTGGTATCTCTATACGTCCTTGCTTCTTTAAAATATAAACAACTCTTTGTAATACTGGCTGTACTAACTCAGCTTGCAATCTACCAAATGAACTTCCTATTCTTCTTGATAAGTCTGCCATTCTCTCTGCAACTTCAGTAGCTGTTGCTGGTGTTCTATTAGGGTCGCCAAGCATATCATTATACAATGCTCTTTTAATATTGTTTCTCATATCACCCAATACCAAATCAGCAACATCAAACCTACCAGCACTATTGATTGGCTGTAATCCAGCACTACCAGCAGACTTTGGAATCACAGTGCCGGGCAACAATGATATAGAGTCTGGGTTAATTATCCCATCATCTTCCATTTGATATATACCTGATATTGCCATCTGTGCATTTTCCAATATCAACTCAACTGTTAGGTTGGTGGTCTTGATTGCAGAGAGGGCATTGATTAGAGGACCTCTCCCATAAATCTCCCCACTTGCTTTCGACCAGCGATAAGCTATTATAGGACACGAACCAATACCCTCATATCGTTCTTCAATTATCTTTTCTTTTGTTCTCATATCAATAACACAATACATATGTGCCATGACATTCATCTTGGAATAATCTCGATAAACTACTTCGAGGATTTTTCTTTTGTCATCTGGATTTCTAGAACTTTCTTCTGAAACTTTAGTTGGTAGCTTCGCTCTTGGATATGCAATAGTAATCTCTGAGCCACGAATATGACGCTCTCTATAGATGTGGTCAATGTTGTCATCAGCACCAACATCAAGCGTAACATGAGGTAATGGAATTGCTGAGAAACGAATTGGATTAATTGCATCACCTTCATCACACAATAATACCCCAGTACCTACTGCCAAATCCAAAAAGGATTCATGTACTTCTTGTGCAAAGTTTGATTGTTGTAATACTTCAAATACATATTCTGTTACACTTTCTAATTCAGAATTAACTGAATCTCTTTCTTCTTCAGGTACTTCAGACCCAGCCATGAAGTCAGCCCACCTAGCAAAGTTTGGCACCATTCCTGATTGAAGTCTAGATGCAAACTCCTGTACACCAACTACTGCTGTTTCATCAAATATCTTATCATCTCTTCTTTGTCCAGCAGACTCTTGATAAAAACTTTCTCTTTGTGGCAAAGCATATTCATAACATTCTTCAAATAGGTCTACCCAATTCTTTCTTACAGACTTGGCTCGCTCATACTTTTTAAGAAGTTGTTTTACTTTTGAATCAGAAGCAACACCTAATGATTCTACTGTGTCTGATATAATCATTTGTAAAACCCTATCCCTCCTGACTCACCAGAGATAAGAGAACGTCTACCTACTTTACCTCCTGTAACTCTTTTCATAAAGCCTTCCTGTTTCTTTTTTTCTGCTTCTTGCATAGCTTTAGCTTCAGCTTTCTGCTTTTCTATTTCAGGGTCAACTTTTGGTTCAGGCATTACAATCTTTGGTCTTTTAAATATGCACATAATATACTCCTACATTCTTGCCCATAAACCCTCTCTTCTTGGTTTTGGTCTTCGTTTGAATACGTCATACTCTACTTTAGCATTAAATGCCTGTAAAGGTTTCTGATTGTTAAGTAGTTGTCTTCCCTCACCAGCACCTAACATTAGGTATTGTAAAGCATCATGTATATGTGAATACATATTTTTTTCAGGTTTGTCACTATATCTTTCACCTGATACTTGAACTCTTCGATATTGATACCCACCCTCAAAGCCTTTAATAATAGTACGACAACGATAATCAATTAGCATACCTGACTGTCCTTCCACCATATTTGTTAAG